ATTATTGTCATAGCAATAAACCAATTTGAGTTTAGTTTCACCGTTTAAACGAAACACGCTATCATGGAGAGTAATGCTGATTCCGACAATTGGAGGTCTGGTTCCTCTGAGAAGAAGGAGGACCAAGCCTTTCAAGCTAGTTTTGGCAGAGGCCGTGGTAATAGACCACCTGCCAGCAGCACCAAACCCAAACCAAAACAAGGCAAAGGGAAACCGTCAGGCAACAAAGTTGGGGGCCAAGCGGATGCCAAAGGGACCACTCCTGCCCAACAGGACACTGTCGCTGATTTTGACGACGCCTCGCTCGACGACGCGGTCGTACCAGCACCCCAACCTGTGAAAGAGGAGAAGAAGATCGAAGTTCCAGTGAGCTTCGCCATACCCGATGATCTTAAAGTGACCTTGGAGAAAAGGTTCACAGGTTATCGACTCAAACCAAAACCCGGAGCAACCAGCGCTGACCACCCAGTCACAGCATGTGAGAGGGCCGTCGTTGAGCAACACATTGTGTACAGATTGCATGGCTGTGCAACTGTCATAGATATTGGGGGCAACCCTAATCGACACAAAATGCTTAAGCATAGCAATGTGCACGTGTGTAATCCTCCTAAAGAGCCTAAGGATTATGTGGACGCAAAGTTCCACAAACTCAGTGCTCTTACAGTGAAGGAGGTGTGCCAACATGAACCACTCAAGTGTAAGTGCGTCGTTCCTGAGGCATTCATGTCCTTATACACCTTACAAGGTGCCAGCCCCACTGAAATCATGGAGTTGGTGCATGGGTCTACTAGCAAGTTACTCATCGCCGCCTTCCGGGATTACAGTCAGGCATTAGGTAGCATCTGTGAAGGTGAAATCTCATATACCCGTGATGAAACGCACATCACGATGAAGGTTGTGGGGGACAATGTTGCCTACAAGATCGATGATGACTCGTGGTTGTTTAATCGCCAGCACCATGTGCAAGATGGGAAGGCGATTGCCTGGAAACTCTTGAGCACCTTCGGTGACACTAAAGTGTTCTGCTTCACTGATGCAGACGCTACTGTCTCAACTGACCGTCTGGTGCTTAGTGAGATAACTCTGCTTGAAAGTTTGACGTCGAATGCCAGGGCCCGACCCATTAAGGACCCGCGTGGACCATTCACTAAGGACGAAATTATCGTTAGCAAGGCTATAGAATTGAAAGTTGATATAGCAACTGCCATCTCCTATTGGAATTGGGTCATTTTTATTGAGCATGACCACAAACGCGTCTTCTACGCCCCCAAGGGTGCGATTAATGAAGTGCGGTTGTTCGTTGCTGGTAAAAATCGTGACCCCATACTTTTCGCTTCTGCGGTCCAAAAGGCCAAGGAGGCTATCAAGAAGTATGCCGTTCCAGAAGAGTTGATGGCCGACTCTGTCTTTGCAATTGCCGCAACGGCATTTTACACTGACGTTGAGAAAGAGACTGCAGTATTGGCGCCCTTGGTGCATAAGCAGCGTGACCCTGTCCGTAACTTGAGTCGTTTGTTAACGCTCAAGGCTGATTTCCCATATTTGGGCGTATACGGCATGAACATTCTCATAACGTTAAGTGTATTGCTGATTTTCTACGGCTGCAAGGAGGTTCTCAAGCGAATCCAACAGAGGCGTTCAGTTACAAGTACTTTGCCTGCGGTAGGTTGTATGCATTGGTTAGCATTGGCGGCCTATATCCTGGCTATCACGCCACGATTCAAACCATTAAGCTGGCCTCGAGTTTCTAGACCCTGGTGGGTCCCGGACTGGGCCGTGCAGTTAGGTAAGAAAGGCACCCATGTGATCCAATTGATACATCACTTTGCGTCTGATGTTAGTAACTACACTTTTGCCATGCCAGTTGAAGTGCAACGCTATCCGAACATCTGCAATCTGGGCAGGAAACTGACCCCAATACACCACACTGCCACCATAGCCATGCCTGTCGATATCAAGTGCCAACCCGGGTTCGGGCTCGCCTTGTTCGGCGTAGGGACTCCTCAGGTGATGCCTGTCGTTTCACGCACGTGTCACCATAATGAGGAGATCGCTGTGGTGAACCGTGGCTTGTTGGACAGACCTGAACCAGAACCAGGTGCATGGGAAGTGATAGCTGTGCACTTTGACCTACGACTTCCGATAGTCGAGTGTGAGTGGGTCCACCGTGGCCGCTTGCAGGTGATAGAGTTTAATGACTGGGTTCGCCGGTTTCCCGCTGCCCGTCGTGACGCTCTTCGCAAAGCTCGTGAGGAAATGCGTAATGGCGTAGTTCGCATCACACCATTGATCAAGGGTTTCGTTAAGGTTGAACACGTGATGAAGAGTCATCCAACTAGCGAAAGCGTCAGCGGCAATGTAGACTATTATGACCCGCGGCTTATACAAGGTAGGTATCCACATTACCAAGTAGCCACAGGCCCCGTCACTTACAGTATGACCAAGTACCTAGCCTACATGTGGCACCCATCAGCAACATTTGGGATGCCCATGTCAGAGGATGACCCCCGTCCAAGGACGAATATTGTGTACACCAGTGGCCTATCAGCTGAAGCAATCGGTGACTGCCTTGATACCCATTCCAAACGGATCGAGAGATCCGGCGGAGTGGTTTATTACGAGGCGGATGCTGTGCGCTTAGACGCCCACTGTAATACACAATCACTTGAGACGAAACATCGCGTGTACACACGCCTTAAGGTGAAGAGATGGCAATTGAGAGCATTAGAGCAAGTCATGCGCACAAAGGGTTTCACCCGGCGTGGCATCGAATATACCATCGAAGCTACTGTTCAATCAGGTAATGGTGACACCTCCTCTGGGGATGTCATCATTTGCGCAGTGCCAAGTGATTACATATTCAAACTGATTAAAGCAT